TTAGTCAATCTTAATGTTTGTGTACTCGTCAATGATTTTCTTATCTATTTTTTCGAGCGTATTATTATCAACTTTCATTTTTCCTGAAGGATCAAATTTATTAATTCTACGAATTTTAAGTTTGCTTATAGAATGAAGCGATTTATAACATGCAAAAGTTTGTTTGTCGTATTTTGAATACTTTCGATAAACTGTTTCAATCCTTTTTTTATTATCTTCAATCTCATTAGATAACTTTTTTTCAGATTCTATGTTTACTTTTAATTGTTCTATATTCTTTTTTAAATCGTCTATAGTAATGCCTGTATCATTATTTGAATCCCTGATTGCATCTATTCCTTCTTCAGTAATGCTATATAATTCTTCATAATCAGATTGTAGTTTTTTTATTTCTGAGGTAATTCTTAAAATGTTTTTTTGATAATCATCTAAAGATTGTTTAAGCGTATTACTAGCGTTCTCGAATACAGTTTTATCTATTGGTAGATAATACTTTTTTTCTTTAGATGAAAGAGGTATAACATTAAGCATACTACTTTTTTTATTGTCATTTTTATTTAAAACAATAGCAAAATGACCACCAGAAATTTCACTACCTACATTAACTCCAAAATCTACATAAATAATTGTTCCTCGTTTATAACTATTATATGTGCTACTAATTTGTCCCTTATATTCTTTATATAACCAATTAGACTTTGAGCGATGCCAATAAGGTAGTCCTTTAAAACGCTCTTTGCTAGTATTGTATAAAGTTTTATATATTTCATTAGCATCATCAAACATTTTGTGTGTCATTTAGTCAACCTCATCTTTTTTTATTTAACTACTTGTGTTTTCTAATTTATTCATCATATCTTGAGCCATTTTGTCTGTAACATGCGTGTATATGGCTAGTGTTGTCTTATAATCACTATGTCCCACTCTATCTTGAATGGCTTTTAAGTTTATGCCTAACTGCGCCAGCGTTGATATATGATGGTGTCGTAGTGTATGTGTGGTAACTCGTTTCTTAATAGAACTAATCTCTACTGCTTCTGCAATGATATTATTAACTTTATTTAGATCCATTGGACTTCCAGCAGTATTAGTAAATATGAACCCTCTATCAATAAACTGCTCATTCCATTGATTCTCTTTTTTGTTATCTAGCATGATTGATTTTAAAATGGCAAGACTTTGAGTAGTTAAACCAATAGTACGATAACTAGCAGTTGTTTTAGTGGTGTCTTTTACGCCAAATGCACCCGTTTCATTATCTTTTTTCCACACAATAGTCCCATCTATTAGCAATGTCTTGTTATCAAAATCTATGTTATCTGGTTGAATGGCTAGAAGTTCCCCTATACGCATACCGTTTTTAGCTTGAAATTCTATTATAGATTTAACCATCATATAGTTGCGCTTGCGACCAGCATGCTTTTTATTCTTAATTAGGTAATCCATACACTCTAATAACTCTTTTAGTTCACTATCCTCTAGGTAATTCTCTCTTTTTGCTTGTAACTCATCTCTAGTGATAGCCTTTTTAGGTATATCCACTCTATCTAATAATGAAATATCTAAATTACCGTAATACTTATCTATATACTTGAACACAGACCGTATAGCAATCATTAGTGCTTGTATGTGTGAACGTCCCATAGTCCCACTATTAGACCAGTTATCTATAACATCTTGTAAGTATTTGTGGTTGATTTTAGTTATAAGTATATCTGATTTTATAGATTTCTTAACTGTACGGATATTACTCTCTTTCTCTTTTATAGTCGTTTCTTTAGAGCCAGAGTGTTTGATGTAATGTTGCAGCCATTCATCACACGCTTTATGAAATGTGAGTGTTTTAAGCGTGTTAGGAGTTAAGTCTTTAATACGTTGTTCAATGATTCTATTTAGTTCTAGTTGTGCATCTTTTTGACTGCGTACATTGTTCTTATTGCGTATAACCGATACAGTTTTATATTTATTTGTTAATGGATCAGTATAGCGTTCTAAATAGCGATAATTGGTATTACCGTCTTTGTCCCTTGATTCACGCACCCACATTTTTATCACTCCTTAAATACTATTTGGTACTAAACTTTTGAAAAAGCGTATTTACTATATGGCTTAATACATTCATCAGAAATGTTATTTAAACGTATTAGAGTGTTTAACTAATGAACTACGATAACGCCATGAGTTTTCGCACTTTTAATAGTTTGTCATTTAATCACCATCATTGTTAGTTTTATTTAATTCATATACAAAATAATCGTATACCGATTGTTTTGATTTAAAAGATAGAGATGAAAAATTAGATTCAATAAAATCTGCCATCTCTTTTGCTTTTACATAATCTTCATAAGTTTTTTCTTGTACATTGGTTGTGTATATCAAAGTTGGATTGATATTTAGAAATTCACAAAGTTTCAGAAGTTTACCTATAGCTATTTCTTCAATATAACCTGATAATATACTTTCAATTTTTTTAGGAGAAGTATTGATTTCTTTAGCGACATCATCTAATTGGATTTGAAGTATTTCAATCCTTTCTTTAACGACATTAGAGAAATTTTCGGTCACTCGTAAGTCTTTTTCTGTAAATAAATCATCTAATTGGCTATATATATCTTTCGTACTTATATTAAAGGCTTTAGCATAGGTAGCTACTTCTTTTTCACCGACTGTTCTATTCCCATTTTCATGATTTGATATAGTATTTTGACTGAAACCTGTTTTTGCACTCAAATCTTTCTGGGTCCACTTTTTTGAAAGTCTTATTTTTTTAATTATTTTACCTAATTGATTATTGGTCATATACAACACCTCATAAGAATTTTAGCACAAATAAATGGAATTTCTATAAAAATATCTCATAATAAAAAAATAAATCTCAAATTGTGATAATTTTAGTTGTTATTTTTATCTCATTATGAGATAATATTTTATGTAGAGGAGGGATGGTATATGATAACGAAAAAAAAGGAATTAAAACAAAACTTTTTATTACCTAAAAATAAGCTGAAGGAGGCTAGAATTAAAAAAGGTTACTCTGCTACTTATATGGCTAGTTTAATAGGTGTAGACAGAAGACAATACGTACAGAAAGAAAATGGCTTATATTCTTTTCATGATTATGAAATGGTCGTGTTATGTAGAAAATTAAATTTAAACTTCAATATCTTTTTTATTTAATATTATATATCTCAAATTGAGATATAATGAAGGATATATGTTTTAAACTTTAATATCCTTGAAGGTGCAGCTAAATGGTGTAAGAAGCTATTAATAAATGTATTAAGTAATTATCAAGAGATAATATTTAACTTTGTACAAAGGATTAAAGGAGAATTCAGACAATGCCAAAAACAAAATTACAACAACTACCGACTAGGGACAATGTAATTAGTGATGATGTGAAAGTAATTACAAAACCACTGTATGCAACGCCTAAGAGAATAGGAGAACTATTCGGAATTAGTAGAAGTACAGTAAGTCGCATACTCAATCAATATGATCTAAATAATGAAGGTGTAGAAGATCTATATTTTTCTCTTTCTGCAACACTAACTGTAGTTGATATTGATGCGTTTCGTATGTATCTAAAAGCTAGAAATAAAAAACATTTATAAATGGAGGAATAGGAAAATGAAAAGTGAATTATTTGAAATAGTTAATTTGAAAGATGATATGGAGATTTTGCAAGAAAAATTTGATGATCTAATACAAAGTAATCAATGGTTAATTGAGGGACATTTTGAGAGGGATCGTTTAAAGAGTAAAGATGAAATGATGAAACATGGGATAGGATACTATGAACAGCGAATTAGATTGACTCAATCGCAAAAACTACTTGAAGTTTATCAGAAGGAAATGGACGAATTAATTTTAAAGCTTGATTCAGAATTGAATAAATTGAATGAAGAAGGTGCTGAAAATGGCTAAATACTTATGTCTTATAGCATTGATGAGCATTTTAGGTATAACCCTCATGCTTATAGGATTATCAACTATCCAAGCTATTTATTTTGCCTGTTTATTAAGCAGTATTACATGCTGGGGACTAATTCTATTATCAGAAATAAAAAGACCTCAAGTAGCGCCAACTACTAAAGGTCATAAAAATAATTAATTTATCTAAACGTAAGTTAATTATACCACAAACCATGAATTATTTGGAGGGTATAGGCATGAGTTATAAACCTATAAAGATAGAAAATGATGTGAACATAACTATTCTCGAATATAAAAATGTGTATGCAGATAGCTTTAAGAAAGAGCATCATATCAAATACTCTGATTTAGTTAAAAATTTATCAATACCAGCAATTAGTGAGGATAAATGCGAACGTGGCGTATTCCTAGCTGGGACAAATAGTGATGATAAAAAAATTAGAAATGATGCCAATATGATTGATAGAAACATGCTCATTCTTGATTATGATGATCTAGCTGATGATATAGATTTTTTAGAGACAGTTAATAATAAACTGGGAAATGTTGCTTACACAATTTACTCAACATTCAATCACACATATAAGGGTAATCGCTATAGATTGTTGATACCAATTAATAGATCAATAAAAGCTGATTTATATAGAAAAACTATTCAAATGTTTGGTGAATTGATTGGATTATCATACGACAAAGCGAGCGAAGTACCAAGCCAAGCAATGACTTACAGTGTTAAGCAAAATAAAGAGTCTGCTTTTGTATTTGAATATAATGATAAGCCTATTCTAGATTACGACTTTCTTATGAAAGCTATAAAGCAACATAAACCAAAAAACAATAGTGTTGGCAAGCGTACACAAGCTTTCTGGGACGATGTAGCAGAGGGTGTAGTAAATGGTAGTAGAAACCAAACTTTGACGTCTTTAGTGGGTTTATTGCTTGCTAAGAATGTAGGAGATAAATTAGCTTATTGGCTTGCATATTCTTATAATCAAACGTTATGTAAACCACCATTAACTGATAAGGAACTTAATAAAATATTCGCTAGTATCTATAAAAAACATTACAGAATAAACATAAAGGAGTGATGATTGTTGAAAATACCTAATGAAATAGATGAACTAATTAATGAGAAAAAAGAAATACTAGAAAATGACATCATTCCAGATAATTACAAAGTTGGAGATAATGGTTGGCTATACAAAATGGTAGAAAAAGGACGTGGCGATGATAAAGAAATCGTACCTTTACTCATAACGTCTACACCACCATTTATAACAAAGCAACTTAAAGATATTGAAAGCTTAATCATCAGTTATGAAATGAAGTTTAAGAAAGCTGAAGAAATTACAACAATACCGGTACAAGCAACAGAAATAGCTGATAGTAAGAACATTATTAATCTAGCTAACAAGGGACTTGATGTAGATACTATTAATCGCACTGAATTGGTGCAATTCATATCAATGTTTAAGCGATTGAATAATATACCAGATGAAAACATAGCTACTAGATTAGGACATGTAAAAGGTCATTTTATCCACCCTTTAATTGATGATGAAATAAGACTTGTAATACATGAAGAAGGCTATAGACAACTTGCTAATGCTTTTAAAACAAAAGGTAATCTCGAAGATTATGCAGAAAAGGTATTTAAGCCAATCAAGAATAGTCCAATGGTGATGACGTTTGTATATGCTTCGTTAGGCTCAATACTATTACACGATTTTAATGTAGATCCGTTTGTAGTAGACATGGCCAGTAAAACCAGTACTGGTAAGACAACAGCTTTAAGAGTTGCTAGTAGTGTATGGGGTACAGACAAACTCATTAATGAATGGAATACAACACCAATAGATTTAGAACGTAAAGCGAGTATCTTAAATAGCTTTCCAAGTCTCTATGATGATAGTCGTAAAGCTAAATCATATCTATTAAGTGATGTCGTTTATCAATTCAGCGGTGGCAAGAGTAAAGGTCGAGGGAACGTACAGAGTGTCGATGTCATTAAGACGTGGAAAAACATTTTACTAAGCACTGGCGAAACTTCAATAGTTGAATATGGTAATGAGAAGGCTGGTGTAAGTGCTAGGGTGGTTACGTTACAAGATAATCCATTCAATGATGACGTGAATATAAGAGCGTTATATGAAGGTATAGAGAGTAATTACGGACATTTAGGATTAGCGTTTATAAAACAGTATAGTAAGCAAAAAACGTCCTATAAAGCCAGCTTTAAAACGTATGAAGGTATCTATATTGATAAAGCAGGAGAAAACGAAGTAATGCAACGTGTAGCAAGGTATTTCGCAGTGCTTATGGTAGCAGGAGAAATACTAAATGACATTGCAGACTTTGAACACGATCACTATAAAAATGTTGATACTGCATTTCATAGAATGTTAGACACAAACAAGACACTAGATAAACCTAGAGAATTGTTAGAAGGACTATTAGAAGAATTAGATGCAAGTAGAAATAGTATAACTGGTGCAGGATATGGCGAAGTATACAATACGGAATTAAAGGCAATATTCCATAAAGATTACTTATGTGTGTTATCTAAACCGATGAAGGACTATTTAGGACACGAATTAAGAACAATTACAAAAGAGTGGGAAGAAAGAGGATATCTAGTAACTGATGAAGATAGGGTGCAGAAATCAGTGAAAGCAAACGGCAAAAAATATAGAGGTTATGCTATTAGCCAATCAGTAATTAGAGATTTCGGGTTTGAGTTTAGAAATGAAAAAATATTGTGAAGTTCCCAAAGTCCCCAGACGGTACCCTTTTAAAGATTAGTAATGGGAACTCTTAAAATACTTTTATATCAATACTTGAAGCATGAATATTATCTTTAGTTCCCAAAGTTCCCAGTGTTAATAGAGTACCTATAATAATATAAATTAGTAAAATGTATCATTCTTACCGACTTATATATGTGTTGTAAATAAAAAAATGGGAACTTCGGGAACTTTAATATCAAACGTTGATATATCAATGTTTATGTAGTTGTAATGGTACCCAAACCATTGGGAACGCAAAGGGAACTTTTATAGATCTAATGGGGACAAACACAAAAAGGAGAAATGAAAATGACTAAACCATTAAATAAGGCACTGGAATTATTAAACAAGCTACAAGTATATCGAAAAATGACAAAGACTAAAGATGGAGAAATAAAATCAGAATTGGCTTGTCTGCAGAGGATACCAATTAATGATGAATTTGCACCAAGTAGATTAAATCTAAAGAAATACATTTACTTAAACTCAAGAGATTTAACAATAAATGAGATAGAAGATGTAATCAAAGCATTGCAGGTAATTGCACCAACAGTGATTAATGATAATAAAAAGAATGTTATTAAAGAGATTGAACAAATTAATAAAGTTGCTAATTATACGTTCATAGCATAAGGAGGGCTTTATATGAGTAGTTATCAAGATTCAAGTTGAACTTGATAAGTAATAAAAATCTAAAAAACTGAAAGAAGGAATGTAAATGGTAAAAGTATTAGAAAAACAAAGGGTGCAAGAATTACCCGCAGACCACCGCCAAGTAGTTGATGTGATAACAAATGCACCTAACAAGTATATTACTAGAGATAAAGTTTTGAGACAATTACGTCTTGAAATCAATCAAGCAAATTATCGCTGGTTAGCAAGTATTATCAACGATCTCGTTTTAAGGTTTAAATATCCGATTGGTAGTTGTCGTACGAGGGACAAAAGAGGCTACTATATCATCACAAGTAAGCAAGATAAAGACGAAGCAATAAACACTATCGAAAGCATTATAAAGGGCAATATCAAGCGTTTAGAAGCACTACAATCAATTGAAATCAAAGATGAAAGAGGTAATCAATAATGACAGAATTTAAAACATGGGACGTATTTTTAACAGATAAGAGATATAACGAGTTAGTTAAGGAGTTAGATGGTTATTTAAATGAAACAGGTAGAATGTTGAAAAAGGGGTATCGTGAAGATGTTGTGCATAACAAGATGAAAGAAAAAGTATTCAATATGCAACTGAAATTCAAAGAACTTACAACTAAATTAATTGAAGAAACTAAAGAGAAGATTAAAAACATTGAACAATCTAATAAAGTTGTAACATTTGATAATCCACAAGATGAATTATTGAAACGACAAGATTTAGTCGCAAAAATAGAGTTAATTGATAATAATGAGTTAGTTAATTTCATTGAGCATTTAGATCCAGATGATACGGGCGTATATGAATTAAGTATATATCAAAAAGCTATTGAAGAACGTTTGAATGAGGTGCAACAAAGACAAGTTGAATCTGTATTCTATGAGATTAAGAAAAAGGTATTAAACCCGTATAGTGATAATCCAGAACACGAAAAAGCATTGTTCAATCTAAATGTACTTGAAAGTTGTGGTATGGAAACGAATGGTCAACCTATTGCAGAAGATGCAGAAGGTGTCTCTTACTTTAGAAATATCCAAGATGAATATAATAAAGTGGTTGCTAGATATTCATAATACACAGAGCCAAGCCTTAATTGGTTTGGCTTTATTAATATATAAGGAGTGATTATATGAACGAACTAAGCACTAAACAACAACGCTTTGCTGATGAATACCTTAAATCATTAAACATTACTCAGTCAGCTATAAACGCTGGATATAGTAAAACAAGCGCTCATGTTGCAGGTAGTAGACTGCTAAAGAATGATAAAGTCAAAAATTACATTGATAGTCAAAAGAAAGAACTCATGGAAAAAGGTGTACTCGAAGCACAAGAATTATTATATCTATTATCAAGAGCAGCAACAGGCGAAGAAACTGAAACTAAAGAGATTGTGGTTAAGCGTGGCGAGTATGTAGAAAATCCTGTTACTAAGCGTTTAAACGTTATCTACAATGAACATGTTGAATTTATTGAAGTACCTATTAAAGCGAGCGATAGAAATAAAGCAAGAGACCTGTTAGGTAAATATCATAGTATATGGACTGAAAACCATAACTTAAGTGTGGGAGAAGTTACGTTTGTTGATGATATTGATTAATATATAAGGAGTGGTTAAATGCTACCAGACTTTGAAAATAATAAGTTCACAGAATATGAGTTATTGATGAAGTTCAATCCAAAGATTATTAATAGTAAGATTAAAGCTATGAATATGCAAATAGAGTGTATGTATCACTTAAATATGTCGCATGTTATCACTGATGAAAATGGTCGTTTGGTATCTACTTCTTATCCACTAGACAAGCTAGTTATATATATCGTTGAAGAAAAGAATAAGCTAGGCTACTACAAACGTAAGTCTGATGAAAGATTAAAGGTATTAAAGCGAGTAATCAGTTCGTATACATTACAAGAGCAAAGAAATATTATGCGTTATATGGCTACTAACGGGCGTGTAAAAGACTTTGATGTGATTGATAGGTTACAAGTCGATTTGTATAAAGCGTGTCGAAAAACAAGCGATATAAAGCAGATAAAGAGTAGTAACGAGGTAGCAACATTTAAAGTGGAGGATAAGGCATGCACTGTATAGATGATAAGCAGGCAATGAAAGAGTTTATCTCTAATTACCACAAGTTAGCTAAGCCTATTAACTATCAAGATGAAGATTTGGACACATTCTTTAATCTGACTGATGATACTGAAATTATGCACGATCATGATATAGATGCGCATATACGCTTTAATGAATTAGAATCAATCATTGAGAAGGTAGCCAGCGATAAAGAGTATTTTATATTCTTATTGTTAAGTGAGGGTAAGACATACAAAGAAGTAGGTAAGTATTTTAATTTAAGTGGTGAACGTGTAAGACAGATATATAATAAGTTAATTGAGAGATTGCCATAATGGTGGTCTCTTTTGTTTTGTTTAAAAACACTAAATTATTACATTGAATATATGATTAATGATAAGTATTGCTGGAGTGTAGATGGGGATAGTTTTAGGATATGTAGCACATAATGTTAAAAGTCAATTTATGCTAATTTTTGGAGGGGTTTAATAACTGAAAAATAGGTGTATAACTCAAGTATACCAACAGTTATAAGTGAATGGTTGTTTTGAATTAATTGGCATATGAAAGTAGTAAGGTTTAGTAATGAATAACAGGTATGTAATAGTGATGTTTTTCTTAAGATATATAGATTTTTTGTTAGACTTATTTGACTAGCCAAATTGGTGATTTATGTTATTATATCGATAGTAATCTTTTGATTATTCACTCAAATTTCATAGACATCAAAACCCTATCTAGTGGAAACTAGGTAGGGTTGTTTTTGTTTATAATATACATAGACGGGTAGAAATAAATGTAGCTAGTTTTAGCTACATAAGTAGAATTTGGCTAATCTCCGAATAACAAAACTTTTATGTATTATATGCTCTAGTCTACGGAAATAGGCTGGAGTATTTTTTGAATTAAACACCATTTAATGATAAAGTGATTATATGAAAGTGTGTAACCCTAAACACTTACCCTCTACACAATGCCATGATGTAGGGGGTGTTTTTGGGTGTAATTTGTGTTACTATACAAATACAAATGTTATTCATTTGTAGATTACTCAAACTATACAGTGCCCTACGTTCCGGAAAGCGTAGGGTCTTTTTATTTTCACAGTTTCTTAAAATATAGTATTAATCTGGAAGGGCCTTTTATAGTGCTAAATTTTCATATATAAATAACCATTAACTTGCCCTATCACTTTGTGTGATGGGGTTATTATTTATTATATATTATGCTATAATCATTTTAGATTTGATTACTTCTCCCGATTTAATCGATCTATATGTATGTTTCTATCACACCTCACATTAGTGGGGTGTATTTATTTGCTTAATTTTTAATAGTAGTATTACTATATATAAGCACTTATATTGTGGTTAATTTTCATATTAAAATCTCCATTACTTACCCTGTCACATTCTGTGATGGGGTTTTTATTGCATTAAAGTAGTCTTTTAATAAGCCATAAATATCAAGTTTTTATTTATACCGAATGCGCATTTTTTTGATTACTGATTTAATCGTGAGCACATTGATAATATGAAGGTTATATATATTGCGATGATAAAATTTGAATAACTAAAAAAAGTTTTAAAAAATGGTTGCATTACAATAAAAAATATGATAAAAAATAATTGAAAGTTATCAAATGATAATTTTAAGTAACTGGAGGTAGATATTATGTTAAAAGATAAACCAAAAACTTCTTATTACATTAACTATTCACCTCGAATTACTGAGTTAAAAAGCATTGATTTATTGTCTAGAGAATCCAATAATAATAAATTTATTGAATTTTCTTCGCCACTTACGTGGGATTCATACAAAAAAGCTATAGATATATCGAAAAATATTGAGAAAAAATAATTCAAATAATTATCATTTGATAACTCAAACAACTTTAGGAGGTGGTGTGAAAATTAATGACACTAATTTTTCTAAACATATTCCGTGGTTGTTCGATATTATAAGTTAAGAAGTGGAGTAGTATATGACTAGAAGCGATCAAAAGGCAATTACATTTAAAATAACAACTAAGGAATATGAAAAAATCAAACAAATAGCTAAGTCTTGTCATATGTCTCCAACGGAGTTTTCAAGACACCAAGCTCTAGGTAATCAAATAACACCAACAGTGTTGGAAGTTACAGATTCAGAAAATCATGTTTCATCTCACCAATTTAATTTATTAGAAAAGGCATATGTAAAACAAAAAGCTAAAAACCTTAAAATCACTAAAGATTATCAAAAGGCTATAGAGAATATTCATAAAGATTATGAAAAAGTATCTATAGTAAACCAACTGATACCATATATACAAATAGATGGAACAATTGATAATGAAGCATTAAAAAATGATAAAGATTTGTTAACTGCGTTAAGTCAATTAGATTACTGATAATAAGTGGTGATTGACCTTGTTTTTAAAAGATATTGTTGAAACTATAAATCAATATAAAGATGGTAAAATTAAAACTAATGATATATTTAAAAACGTCGAAAATGACAAACTACCTTTTTTAGATTTTTCTAAAGTTTATCAAAATGATAAAACAAATTTAAATAAGGAGTGAAGTTAT